TTTGGATGAGACGCGGGGCAAGGCTCGGATGGGGTGGGCCATTTGTGAAAAAAATAACAGTAAAAATTTAAATAAAATGCTTTACAAAAATGTTTATTCATGAGATAATAGACTTGACCTTAAAGAGGTAAGGAAAGATGAGGTATATACAATGAGAAAAGATTTAAATCCGATCAGCTTTATGACATCCGCAGATTATAAAAGATCTTACGATGTATTTGTAGAGTATGGCAAGATGTCATCTTACGTTTCAGAAATTTGTGAATGGGCAGAAAGAAATGGTATTGATCTGACCAGTGAAGAAGTTATATCATTAAGTTATGAGGAATTAGAAATTCGTGAACTGGTAGAATTAAGTCAAATAACATTGAATGCATTAAATGAAGAAATTCAAATTTATCTTGAGAATAAAAAAGAAAGTGAGGGTAAATAAATGAAAAGGGAAATTAGTTTGAATCAATGGTTTGAAGTTTGTTGGGAAGAATTAGAAGTTGTGAATCAAATTAGAAAGGAGATGTTATAATATGATGATAACAATAACTCATAAGAATTTAATCGGCCAAAAAGATATTCGTGATTTACAGGTATCTGAACTAAAAATAGAACGTATTGCAAGATTATACTTTTGGGAGTCTGCGGGTAGAGAGGGGGAGTTTGATAAGATTGGCATTAAGCGACTAGGGAGGGTTGCATGGTATGTTCCAGATTTCTTTATGATTGATATAAATAAAGAATATAATAAACTTATTGAACGATCAAAGCAATTTAAATATGTAATCTGCTTTAAATATGGTTATGGTCAGGATGACGAATTATATTTTTTATCGAATGATCTTCATTGTGAACAAAATAAAATTTTAGCTTCATATGCTGGACGCAATATTGTTTGTATTTATGCCAAAGAATTAAATACGGATAAGCTATATAGATTGACGAACGTGGAGGCTAGGTTTGATGAATAATGATAAAATGATTGAATTTATGTCTTATTTTATAAGTATGTCGAGATGTCAGCAGGCATTATTTGGACAGCTTGTCTACTCGGAAGCGATTCAAAGAGAATTAGACAGCGAACAGATAATAGGGTTAACTGTCTATATGAATATGCTTGATGAGCTGGTAAACGGCTTTGAAAAGCAAGAATCATTTGATCAGTGTTTGGAAAGGATAGGGGAATACTATGGAAACTAAGGTTTATTTACTACAGGATGGGGAGTTTGTAAGTACGAAGTACAAGGAGTGTGATTATAGGCTGGTTAATGACTTGATTCATAATGACTTAGGAATTTCTATTTCTTGTTTCACACGGTTGGAAACACTTCAAAAATATAAAGATAAGACAATCTTATGCCTTGTTACATGCGTAGCAATGGATGAACATGAGATCAGGGCTTTGACCTTTGTCGAAGTTATCGAATAGAAAAACTATGAAGGATTGAAATGACGACCCCTTTGATATAGGGGTTTTCAAATTTTAAGAATCCGTTTGAATACGCATTAATAATTTGTGGAAAATAGAATCCGTCGCCCTTTTTGCTGTAAAGAATGGTTTGTGCTGTGTGGTCATTAGAATCAAGAGAAAAGAAAGGAGGCTGGGTTTTATCTACACTCGAACAGGCGTAAATGTAACCTGCTTTATAATCAATCCAAAATCCTACTTCTTGGCCTCGGAATGTGCAGCCAAAAAGATATGTTGAATTTTTTGACCTTCCGCCCAGGAAAACGTCTCTTTCTTCTTCGAATTGGTTGTGTATGGCCATTTGACTATATGGTGATTTGAGCATGAGCCTTCCAAAATCGCTGTCAGCGAGACTTTGAGTATATTCTGGACTGTCAAAACGTTCCACTGTTAAAAGCCCGTCAAAGTAACTATTAAATCGTTTATTGAGGTCTGGCGATATGCCCCAATAAGAAAAGTGAGGATTAAGAAGACTAGTCGAATTGGCCAAGGCAATCAGCTTTACTCCTTTTCTTTTACGAAAGATTGTTGAGCAGTAAGACATGAGGGCATCCCCTTCGCTTGTGAGATAAAGCATTTTCGACCCTTTTTCGATCAGAAATTCGTCAAAATAAATTAAATCGACGTTCGGAAAGGTAGCCCCTTTAATGCTTCCAAATGTCGAAAGTTTGTCTGCGAATCCAAATTCTTTGTCATCAATGTAAAATTTTAGTCCTTTCACTTCGATTTTGTGATCGGGGAATTCTTGATAGACATCATCAAAAAAAGTGTCTAGCTTTTTAAGCTCGCTTTTATAACGTCGTAAATAAATGGACTGCTTGCCCTTTTTCAAAAAAAGATTGATCATTCTTTTCTTAGCGTCGTAAGTTTTCCCGTCGCCACGAGTTCCCATCACGTAATTGAACACACTATTCCTAGACCATAATTCGTTTGCATTATACCACATATTTTACCTCACTAGAATTAAATTTTTCTTTTCCAAAAATGAAACTTTTTGTGAAATTTTTCTCAGCTAATTTTTGAATTTTCTGAAAGGTTAAAGAATTAAAAATAGGGGTAGGGGTATCAAAATTTCAATACCCCAAAAATCCCCCTTTAGTCGATAATTTTTAGATCGTATTCAATGCCCATTGAGTCTAATGTATCTCCTAGTGTATCATCCTTTGTCTTGATTGTATATTCATAGGTTGAAGAGTCTTCGACTTTCCAGCCGTTCAGTCCACACATACGCATAAGGATTGGAAAATCAACATAAGCGATATTCATATCAACTCTACCACTGATTCCTTCAACTTTCCCATCACTAGTATATTGCCACATATTCCCTTTTGTATTAGGACTTACTGTTGACCATTTAGCCACCCATTTGTCATACGGTTTAAGTTCTTCTTTACCAAGTACTGACTGAAACATGGATTCCGAAGCGTACACTCCGACATAATATCCAGCTTTTTCAAGTTCACGGCAGAAATATTGACAGATTGAAGTATAGAGTTCAGGAAATTTATAAAGGCTTTTACCCTTATTCAGCTTATAATTGTCAGCGTCTTCCATATCGATATAAATAGGATATTCAGGATATAAATCATATTTGCGTATGATCTCACGTATAAAACAGGTTTCTGCTACAGCGCTGTCCATACTTGTGGCATACGAATAAAGATATAATCCAAACGGAAGACCAGCTTTTTTGCAGCCTTCAATATTCTCTACTAGTCGGTTATCTTCTTGAACACCATAACCAGCACGAATAATCACACCTTCTACACCATCGGCTTTGACTTTTTCAAAATCGATATAACCATTATGGGATGAAATATCAATGATTTTCATTTTTGATTTCCTCCTTATTTTGTAGTTGTTCTAAAGCGTCAGTCAGAAATGCTGGTAGTTTTACACCCATTTTTCCTAAGTTTTCAAGGATGGATATCCCCTCATTACTGACGAAGAAATAGCAAACGCCCGCTCGGAAGATGTTAGTCTGACCTGTCATTGCGTCCAGCTGAACGCCGATAATCACGCAGACAAGAATCCCGGCTTTTTTGAAAATACCTGTTACCCATGAAGAATTGACATTTTTATTAATGAACGCTTGACCTGTTCCAGTCAGAATATCTAAAGCCATAAAGCACAGAAGAACTTTCAGAGGGGTGTCCAGCGAGCCAAAGAGGGAAGTGAGCAGAACGCCCACCCCCGCAATGATCGTATTTACTGGAACGCTTTTAATCTGATAGAGAATGCTTTTCATTATACTACCCCTCCATAATTTACAGCGATTGCAGAAATGTTAATCGTCTTACCGGATTCAATAGCAATGCTATCTAACCCTACACGGTATAATTCAATATTCCCGGAGTTGTTAACTTGAACGAACACAGGGTATTTCTGAACGTTATAATTCATCATTCCGATAGCGACAAAAGAACCTTTTAGTCCGCTGGAAGTTCCGAGAACAGTTGACGCGTCAGAAATGGTTAACGCTTTTGTGGTAGTGCCATAGAAAGAAAATTGTGCCTGAACAAATTGTCCATTTAGTTTCAAACCCTGAATGATATTTGTATACACATTGGTGAAACTATCACTTGCGGTATTAGTTGTTTGGAAGGGCATAATATTATTTCCAGTTATAATATAACTTTCTCTAGCACCTGTATAAACAGTAGGCATTGTTATATTAGTCATTAATGATTCTTCTGGAAGAATTACTTGATGAATCTGCCCTGTTCTATTAATCCCTATCGTGTTATTGCTTAAATTTTTAGCGATTTTAGACGCGGAATTAGGCGTAAGCAACGAGATATCTAATAACTGAACAAAGCTCGAAGCAAATAGAAGTGCGTTAATATCAAATTGGCCACCTTGAATATTAACCCCAATTCTTCCGCACTGCATTGTTGCTCTTATTAATGATTTATCAGAAGGACTATCGGTTGAATTGTCATAGGTTTGATTAAACGTACAGTCTACCAGATTATAAGAACAATCACACGATGTTCTAAATAGTGTTTTCACGGAAGGGTCTATAGTTACCCTTATAAGTGTGATATTCTTAGAAAACTGATTCCATATTGTACCGTTTAAATTAAAATTATCTTGTGATGTCGAGGCAATGTAAACGTTATCAATGTGTTTATTTATAGATAAATCACCAGTTAAAGTACCAGTCACATAAATAACCACCTGCGTTATAAATTCTGGGGTTTTTGCAATTAATGCACTAAAAGTTTTTAATGGTGTATCGATAGTAAGACCATCATTACTATTATTACCATTTTCAGGGTCCAAATAGAAATTAAGCGGGTTAATTGCGTACTTGGGAATGGGGTTGGTGTAGATTTTCCCATCTGAACCAAGTCCAACGGGTTCCGTTTGCGTGTTAAGTCTGTTTGCTCCGATAAATCCGCCCAGTGTGTTAGAATCAGCCAAAAGAAGATTTAAACCGTTTTCATTAACAACAAGACCGCTTCCGCCTGTTACGGTATCATTTAACATAATGCCCAAGCCTTCACTTCCATTTTCTAACCCACCTGCTGGATCGATTGTTATTTCACTAGCCCCTGGTTTTGTTACTAATTTACCAGCACTAGTAATCCCTACAGGTTGAGTCATGTCTGAGGTTGCCTGTGTTCCAATAATTGTACCACGGGTGCCATCCGTTGCTAAGCTTGCAAAGATACCATTATTTGTTACGCTTAATCCGCTAGTTCCAGTTACCGTGCCATCTCGTTTTATACCAAGGCCTGAAGCGGTTTCCTGTAAACCCCCTATCGGGTCTACTACCACTTCACCACCTCCGCCAGTAGGAGCTGTAAATAATTTACCTGTTTCATCCATTCCAACGGATTGGGTCATTTCCTCCGTTTTGGCAACAGGCATAATTCCGCCGATCATAGTCGGTTTCGCTAAAGCGGGGATTGGGTTCAGTTCCTCGTTAGTTTGGTTATCTTTTAACTGAACGACCTTGCTCATACTGCAACTTCCTCATAGCCGATCAGGGCAGAAAGGGTATTTGATTCAATGACTAATCCGTCGCCGACCTGTACTTTGTAGCCAGAGACTCCATCTACAATAGCGCCATTCGGGTCAAGATCAATATCATGAGACGTTGTAAACAATTTACCCGTAGCGTCCATGCCTACTGGCACAACCATTCCCTCTGTTTTAGCTACAGGCATAACTCCGCCAATTCTGCTTGTCGTGGCAATCGCGGGAACAGGTTTTAAAATATCGGATGTTTGGTTATCTTTCAGTTGAACAATTTTTTCAGCCATTATTTACCTCCTCATAGCCAATAATCGTATCAAGGCTATTTTCATTTAAAGCATTCAAATACAATCCTTCACCCGTTTTAATCTCAATGCTTCCCGTTGTGGAATTTACTAAGATTGGTGCAGTGACTTTGACTTTAAAATGCCCTGCTTCATCAAAATAAAGTGTACTGTTATCCTCTGACGCATTTTTTATCCAAGACCACATTTCATTAAATTCCGCTTTCAATCTTGAATAATCTGCCCAAAGCGAAGTTTCCAGCGCTTCAAACTGTGATTGAATCTGAGTTTTGAATGTTTCAAAATCAGCGTTCATTTGCGTTTGATAGTCTGTCCATTCCTTCGTTAGATTTTCTTTGAAGAGATTCAAATCGGCTTCCGTCTCAGTTTTCCAGTCTGTCCATTCTTTCTCAAGATTGGCTTTCCATGTATTCATTTCGCCAATAAATTCTTGCTTCCACTGATTCATGTTAGCAATAAATTCATTAATTTGATTCTGCATGGCGGTTATTGAAGCATTAACATCGTTTTTGAACTGCTCAAACTTTCCATTCATTTCTGTAATGAAATCATTAATTTTGGTGTCCTGATCCGCAAGTTTCTGATTAACCTCGGCTTCAAACTGGTCAATTTGATTTTGCACATTGGTTTTAAATTCTTCAAACTGTGTAGTAATTGAATTAATGAAGTTTTGGATCGCAATGTTAACGTCATTTTTGAACTGTTCATAGTCAGCTTGCTGGTTGTTCCATGCAGCCGTCATATCAGCCATGAATTTATTCTGAGTTTCAACCAAGTCTTCTTTAAACTTGTTAAACTCATCCGTTAATTCATCTTTTGTCGTGTTGACATAACCGACAAGGGAATTGTAATAGTCAACCAGTCTGTTATAGTCTGCAACCAGAACGTTAAACTGTTCCCACATTTGCATAGAGTCTTCTAAAACAAGGGGAACAACATGCGTATACACGGGAATGTTGTTGCTGGTTCTTAAAGGGCTCACAAAATCGGGAAGGCTGGTTTTCTGGATTTTGGTTACTTCATCCATAGTTATCCTTTCTAGTAGATAAGCATGAACAATTCGTTCAACTCATCTACAATTTGCATATCAATATTGAGGAATGTCGCTCGATATTGCGTTAGTAAAGTTTGTTGTGGGAAGTTCAAGTTTCCTTCCCGGATTTTAGTAATGTCTTCGCTGTCTGTGTAATTGCCTTGATTGTCAACGTTTCTTGTAGCGTTGCTTTCTCCGCTGTAGTTCTCTTGCTTATGATCACGCCATGTCGCATAATCTCGATCTGCGATATTCTGACTTCTTGGATAATCATCATGAGTCGTTGACCCATGCGTTTCGGTTTTCCCTGTGCTGTCTGTAATATCCTTTGTTCCGTCTGTGTGTTCATTCTTTAAAGTTCTATCGGTAGTTTCCTTGTACTTAACCGGATTGATGGGGTCAATCTCGATCAGTTCCGAGCGATACAGTTGATTGTAGTATGGCATAATTTCGTTGAGTTTCGCAACTAATCTGTCTCTAAACATTTGAGGTGTTTCAAGTCCAATTTCACGCCACCAATAGTGATTTAGAATTTTTTCATTTAAAATTTTACGGTGTTCCTCAATCTCAATTACATACGTTTCAGGGTCATCTAAGGTAAGCCAGTGAATCAATGCTTGTAGCCTATCTTTTTTAGTTCCATTTTTGTTACCTGTGGATTCAAAGACGATCTTTGATAAAGTGTCCAGTGTTAATGTATACTGTGCCATGATTAATCATCCCTTTCATCCACAGGAAGGTTAACGTCTTTCGGTATCAGTTCAAATTCATCCTTAGCCCATTCTGAACTAAAGACAACTTCAATTTCAGTGTCAAATTTTTCATTGACCATATCAATACAAGATTGGACTTCTTCAAAGATAAACTTTCGTGCAAACATGGTAGGTTCATTCATAACAAGCGATTCATTACTGACAAGTCTTTCTTTTTTATCAATGCTGGATTGTATTCCGCAGTAATTAAAGAAACTGTTCAGTTCTGCACGCCATGCGTCATAAAGTTGTTGTAAATTGGGTTGTGTTCCTAAATCTAAATCTTTCCAAGCGTCAACCTGGAAGGTCTGGTCAACAACAATCCACGGCCTAGCTTCATCAACCTGTTCAATTAAATTAAGTACCGTCTGCCGTTGATTGGATGGAACGCTAAGAACTCTCGGCGCTCTCATTTGCGCTAGCACGACATCAATCGTTCTCTTAATGTTAAACAGTCGTTTTGCCGTCATATTTAATCGATAGACAATCGGTACACGGGGTTTTGTCGCCCAAACAAGAATTCCATCTTCTGGAATCCTTACAATTTCGTGAATCAAACCATTTCGGGAACTTGTCATAACTGTTTGCGGATTTCCGTAGATGTCTTCTTCCTCGATATTCGCAGCATATAATGCGACTAACTTATTGAGGGATGGGGAAATGTAGAAGCAAACATCACCTTTTTCAATAAGTGTTTGCAAAATATACCTTTCCGAGATATCGCCTGGAAGATTTTTAAAGCTTATCAAATTGACAACATATTCATAAAGCATTAAATAAATGTCTTGAATCGTTGCAATGTTTGACCATGTGACATCATTTAAGACAATACCGCCACGCCGTTTTCTATTCTTCGCCATTGCCTGTCACCTCATTTGGTAAATCATACCGATACATGGTCGAACCGTTATGCCATAGAGTAACGCCACTGTTAAACATGGATGAAATTTTTTCCCTATGTTCTGACGGAATCGAACCTCCAAAATGAATAGCTTTGGTTTTAACATAATTGAAGTTAGAACGGCTAAATAAATTCGGTACTTTGTATCTCATAGTCGGGTAGCCATAACAAGTGTACCAGTCGTCAATCATTTTCGCATATTCGGCTGTAATCGTCATAGGATAAAAACCAAAGGTCATAAAGTTGTTCGCCATGTTCAAAGCACCCGTTCCCGTCTGTCCGCTGGACATTGGAGGACGGTTTGCTTTATCAGCTAAACCCGCTAAATCACTAGCAACACCAATTCCACCGCTAGCCATAAGTGAAGCGCCCATTAAACCCATTGCTCCAGCTGGTGCCATGACCATCATCCCTAGACCAGCGACCGCTTTAATAGCGTCAACAGCTCCACCTAACATTAGACCATTAAAGTTCTGTCCAACATAGTTTGAATACACGTCATTAGTCCACGTGCAGACAGGCCATCCAGAGAGAACCACAGAGTTATCAAACGCCATCAGCTGGCCAGCATAATTTCTAGGCGTACAACGTACCTGCGCAGGACAATGAGGTGTTCCGACAGCTAGAAACTCACAGCTTCCGCCCGTAAACAGTTCATAACGCAGCTCTGTTGTTTGTCCGTTTTGAGTCGATACAACAAGATAGTTGTAAGGATAATTAAACAGAATTTTATTTCGTGGAACATAGCCGTCGATATCTGAAACATTCATGGCCACGCTTTTTGTCAGAGTTTGTTCTGGTAAATTGGTGATTAAACTTCCAGAACCAGCTCCTCCCACTGTAAAAGCGGGTACCATCCAGATATTGGAAATCGCGTCGCCCCATCCTTTTTCATCCATTCCTTTAATTAATTCTTTAATGGCTTCCGTCTGATCGTCATTAAAGGCGTAATAAGCATTTCCAGAAAAGACATTGGCAATACTTCCGCCAATCTGCCGTTCCGTTTCCGGACCGTAACTTTCGGGATTGTAATCCGGGCTGTACTTTTTCGATACGGCGACAAGTGTCCGAGTTTCAGCGACTTCTGACCAGCCATCCTGCATTCTTGCAATCGTCGGGCCGGTTGGTAAATTGTTGTTGACTAATAAGTGTTCAAACAATTCGTCGCTTGCGCTGTGTTCATATTCCACAAAACTTGAATAATATTCTATATCGTGCATATAGGTCTGGAAGGAATCAATTTCAAACATGACATTCGTCACATTCGGATTTGTATAATCCATCTCAAGAACATATGCGAAGTAATATCGCCCGTCAAAGTCATTATTCTTAAAGACAAGATAGTTTGCAGAATCCACGTTGTCAACCTCAGCGGAAAAACTCAACTGTCCTGTTTTGCGAATATAGGTTGCTTCGACCATATGAGCGACTTGCTTTCCGAGAAAATAACTCAACTGTGCGGATTGGGATTGGAAAATGAGCTGGTGGGCATTCCCGCGGTCGAGCGGAACATTTCCAATCAACCAAGCTTCACACATGCAAACGCCAGCCATAATTAATTACCTGCGATCGTTACAACACAGGTTGCCGTCTTCGTCGAGTCTACCTGAGAAGTTCCAGTAATTGTAATGGTTGAAGCAGTTTCATCCTTACCAACAATTAACAAGCCATTGTCGTACATAACCGTGTTGGCACTGGTCTGTCCAGTAATCGCAAACGTAGAACGAGCAGATGGGTAGTTTTCACCGCTGGCAATCGGGTATACCTGCAAATAACCGCCTTTTTCAATCGTCGCTTTTTCTGGGGTCAAACTGTATTCTGTAATGACAGGTGTTGCCGTAACATACAGCACAGCATTGCGGAATCCAGAAACAGACAGAATCTTGTTATGGTGCCAGAAAGCGTTAAAGTAAGCGTTAGAGGCTTCCTCTGCGATGGCTAATTCTTTATAAGTAGAATAAGCTTTAAACCATTCTCTGTCACATACCATAAAAGCGACATTTGGCATATCGAAGTCATCAATAACAACAACACGGGCTAAGACATCGGCTTTATCCATCTGGAACGCATTGGCTAAAACGTTAACATCCATAAAAGCCTGAGTTTTTGGAGTCGTGATGATAACCTGATTTCGGATTGGCGTTGCCATGTCTCGCTTCATCCAGTTATACTCAGTAGATAAAAACTCCATCTGACCCGAGATCGCACGAAGCTGAACAGCTGCATTTTCTGCCGTTTCTTTTGAGTTAATCTCAGGAATAACTACAGTATATAATCCGCCCTGACTTGCTACTTCCTTAATTAAGCCTTTCATTTCCTTAAACAGCTTGAAGCGGTCACCGTCATACAAAGACTTCATCACTCGGCTGTAGTAGTCATAGACACCGCCCTCCGTTAAGAAAGCCTTACGGATTTCAACTTTAAACAATGTAGCTGGGAACTTTTCTTCAATGCGCCGATTATGGAAAATTTCCGCAACATCAGGAATACGCAGTTTATACAGGTCATTTCCCTGTAAATAAGGGTCATAGACTTCCGCTTTCGCTACGTTAATCTGCCATTCCGCAACCGAAGCGCCGAACGGTAAATCCTCAACAAATTCAGCTAGAGGGTTTTTTACCTCATAATCTGCAATAATCTCAAGTCCGACTCGATTCAACAACCGCACAAATTCATTCAGTAACGGCTGGTTTGAGGTGATCGTCTGTCCGATCTGTAAAATGTTTTCTGCGGTTGCCTCTGGAACAACACGCTGAAATTCAGGACTGGCATTTTCTCGAACAGCATTCAACATTTCTTGATTTGTAATTTTTGCCATTTCTATTCCTTTCCTCTGATCTTTGAAATAAGTTTTTCCATGGATGATTCTTCCTCATCCATCATTTTCCGACTGTCAGCCGGTTTGAACTTTCTTGACAGCTCAACATTGAGTTCCGTCGCCTTAATGTACTTTTCTTGTAAATCGTTGTAACGATTATCCCGAGCAATAAACTCATTGTCGATTTCCGCCCAGCTGTCTCGGGCTTCCTCTCTCAATCGCAGGCGTTCGTTTTCGTCAATTTCACCGTTGCCGTATCGATCAAGAAAATCTTCAAAATCTGTTTGCTTCCACATATTCATTCTCCTTCCTTATTATAATTATATCATGTTTACATGCACATTTTCATTGACATTTTTATCCGTATCACTTATAATAAAAATAGGCAGAGGCCTAGAAAGAGAGAACAGACACATGAGATTAAAACAGAAGATTTCAATTACAACCGCACGAATTCAGTTAAAAAAATGGGATGAAGACACCAATGCCTTAACCCTAACTCCTCCGCAGGATTTCCGAGTTTACGGCACTTTCAAAAGTGATCAGTCTTTATTAAAAGAAGTTAGTACCGTTTTTAATTTGCCAATGTCCGATCTTGTACTTGTTTCCAGTGAAAGAGGAAAAGTTATAGCGTCCGTCGACTTAGCAGAAGCCAAAGCAGATTGTTTATCCTATGAAGAATGTGAAAATTACGAAAGTGAGGAAGAATAAACATGAATGATTTACAAACACAGACCGTTAATGCCATTGATGAATTGACTGGGGAAGTCAGTACAATGTACTGCTCTATCAATGCCAATACGACAGAAGAAAAAGCATTAATCTTCAATGCCATTTCAAACACGGATGAAAGTTTATCTGACCATATCGGTGAAACTTTGAAAATTACAGACGTAATTGCTCATCAGGTTGATATGTACTCAGACGCAGAAGGCGCAAACGTAAAAATGACCCGTGTTATTCTGATTGACGAAAACGGAAAAACATATGGCTGTGTATCAACTGGAATTATGAGTGCATTAAAACTTATCTTCCCGATTGTTGGTATGCCCCCATATAATCCACCTATCCCATTAAAAGTTATTCAGAAAACAGGAAGAAAGGGTTATAAATTCCTTTCGGTTGCCGTCGATATGGGCAATAAATAAGACAAGGAGGGGCGTTTATCTTACTATTGCTGATAGTGACATAAGCGCCCTACTTTCTTATACTTCTGTCTTGTGCGATGAACTGGAGTTTTATTTTTCTTCTAAAGCGACGGCAGAACGATTTAATAAAAAGGTTTATCAAAATCGACTGGACAAAGAGTATAGATTAGGTGTAGATAACGCAAACAATCTTTATCCTATATTTGATCTCTTACTTTACAGTAAGGTTGAAAATAGGGGATTTCGGATTAGAAAAGGAAGCAGGGAATACCGATGCCTAGAAAATATAAAGTTTCTTTGGAGTATCAAAGAGAGATAACCAGAATCAACCGAAACATTAAGGCCAAAGAAAGAAGACTCCGCGCCAAAGGCTATAATGTACGGTTGCCTGTTAAAACTAAAAATCAGTTCACGACTAAAGAACAAGTTGAAAATTACTTAGAAAAGCAAAAGGAAGTTGCAAAAACACATTATTATTATAATAAAAGAACAAGAGAATTAATTCCTGCCGAGAAGTATACAGAACTTCAAAATATGCTTCGTGATCGAAACGCTATAGTTAAAAAACGATATGGAAAAGTCTTAGAGGAAGAATTTACCCATGGAGGCGAAGGTAAGGGCGTTACAGTTGGAGCTGTCTCTCGTTCGTTATCTTCCCTTCGATTAGGCAATACCAAATATGACGCTATTCGGGAACGCAATTATAGCTTAGAAGATATTAAGAGTGAAGAACAACTGGATAGAACACTGATGAATCTTCGAGAACAAGTTGAAGAAAGTTACTGGGAAAAGAAGGATAAGACATTCAAAGAAAATTATATCGCCTCTTTATCCACAGTATGGGGTGATGACCCTATGATTGATGAATTAACAAAAAAACTAGAAGATATGCCACTAGATGAATTTATGAATCATTATTATCGTGATGATCTGGTTGGTATCACTTACAACTATTCACGTGACCCAAACTATTCAGAATCAGATAAATTAATAAGGGTATTGAATACATGGGATAGATTAACTAGCCAATGAATGTATATTCAAGCGATTTTGAAACAACGACAGACAAGAAAGATTGCCGTGTTTGGGCATGGGGGTCTTGTTTGGTGGATGACCCTTATAATTCGTTTGAATATGGAAATACACTTGATGGATTTATAGAACGTTTCAAAAATGAAAACAGTCAGCACTGGTTTCACAACGCAGGTTTCGATACTGAATTTATTCTTTACTGGTTGTTTACGCATGGGTATAGCTGGTCTGACAAAAAGAAGCGAAAAAGATTTACCACTGTCATTTCCCAAACGGGAGTTTTCTATTCATTAAAAATATGGTTTCAAACAGGAAAGACAATGACGATTTATGACTCAATGAAAAAGTTTCCTTTCTCTGTTGATAAAATCGCACGTGACTTTAAACTAGGTATCAAAAAGCTGAAAGGTTCTATCGACTATGACGAATTCAGAGAAATTGGCCATGTCCTTACTGAAAAAGAAATCGCATATTTAAAAAATGATGTTATCATCGTAGCATTAGCGCTTCAAGGTAAATTCAATGCAGGGCTTGTTAAAATGACAAGGGCAAGTGACGCTTTAAATGACTATAAAGAAATTATAGGCAAAAAAACATTTGATCAATGGTTCCCTATCCTTGATTTAGAACTAGACAAAGACATACGACAAAGCTATAAAGGCGGTTTTGTTTGGGTTAATCCCCGTTTTCAAGATAAGAAAATTGAAAGGGGAATTGTTTACGATGTTAACAGCCTTTACCCATCACGAATGCTTTTAGAAACATTACCGTTCGGACAGCCTGTCGCTTACACTGGGGAATATCAGTATGACAAAGATTATCCGTTATTTATCCAATACCTCCGTTGTCGATTTCGTTTAAAGAAAAATCACATTCCAACAATACAGCTAAAAAATAACTTCGCATTTAGAAACTGTGCAACAGAATATCTAACGTCATCAGTAAATAGCGCAGGTCAGGACGAACAAGTCGCTATGGTATTAACTTCTGTTGATCTTCAACTTTTCTATGATCACTATGATATTTTCGATATTGAATTAGTGCGTGGTTTAAAGTTCAGATCATCAAATAATCTATTCACAGATTATATCAACAAATGGGGTCAAGCCAAAGTCAACGCTAAAACACCGTCTGAAAAACAAAACGCAAAGGACATGCTAAATTGTTTATACGGTAAATTTGGGAAAAATCCTGACACGACGGGCAAAATTCCATATCTTAAAGAAGATGAAAGCATAGGATATTGTCTACCATGGCATTACGATTTAAACGAAAACGGGGAACAAGTGAAAGTGACTGATCAGGAACTAAGTGACCCAATTTATATTCCACTTGCCAGTTTCATTACTGCCTACGCCCGAAACGTTACAATCCGCACAGCTCAAAAATTGTATGATCGTATTATTTATTGCGACACAGACAGCATTCACCTCGTAGGCGATCAAATCCCAGATATTGATATCCACGAAAGCCGATTAGGGGCATGGAAACATGAAAGCACTTTTGAAAAAGCCCGTTTCATTCGAGCAAAAACCTACATGGAAATCATTAAAATTGATGAAACCGAAGCCGAAAAACTTAGAAAAAACGATCAAGGCGCTTTTGTTTATAAACATCAAGGCCAATACTACATGAAAAATATTAAATGCGCTGGTATGCCAGACAACATTAAGAAAACAGTAAGCTTCAAGAAATTTAAAGTCGGTTTCACAAGCGGGGAAAAACTCATTCCTTGCCACGTTAAAGGTGGAATTGTATTAGAAAAACATCCGTTTGTAATCCGTCCGTAATTGTGTTATACTTATATTGTGGACGGATAAGTTAAATCAACTCACTGTGCTGGACATTACGGTTGAAAGATATCGCCAGAGCAGAACAGGGGTAATGACCGGGGTTGACTACTTATACCGCCCGCACTTTTTATTAAAAGGAGTAAAGTTATGTTAAAAAATACATGGTATGTTCAAATTGTTGACGAAATTTATATCCCAGTTCCATTACTATTAGGTCAAAACAAAACGCCCTACGGCGTTCTCGCTGATATCCTCATGTTAGGCCATAAGCACGTGAATTTTGAACAGAAGGTAGAGGGTGAATACATTATACAGAATATTGTATATTGGGATGAAAAATCCGAGAAATGCGTAGAATTACGATTTAAGAAACGGAACTTATTTAAAAATTAAAGCCACGCCACCCCATCCGAGCCTTGCCCCGCGTCTCATCCAAACTCAACTGAATATTCCGGTGCTGCCCTAGGCGTGTTTAGTATTACTGTACTTTTGTTTAGTATTACCAAACCACGCCCGGGGAAAACGGTACCGGAAATTTCCTCTCACCACC